AAGGCGGGAGCTGCACATCCACGGAGAGGTTGATGGTGCCCGTCCATTCCAGCTTGCGATCCACGAAAACGTTCTCGGACGGCACGTAAATGTTAAAAGTAAGTTGGGACGAGGTGGCGGCTATCGCTGAGAACGGGGCGTTGGTCAAGCTGAGGGCTCCTTTACTTACGGCGAAGCGCGGGCGACTCTGGATGATGCGGCTGTCGAAGATCGCTTCCTTCTGGATGTCAGCGGACATTTTATACAATGTCGGCAGAAAATAAAAGGAGAAGGAAACGACTATCCGCCCAACCGCTTGTGGCGGAACATCATTTTGAAATCCACGGAGGAGAGGTTGAACATCGTCACCGGGTAGAGATTGTTGTTGAGACGATTCTTAAAATAGACTTGGATGTCAATGGTCCGGATGTCTATCTTGGAGCTTCCTAGGTCGCTGATACGATACTCTGCAGAGGGAGAGTAGAAGATGAAGCGCCGGTACGCATCGGCTCCCTCCACGCCCATGTCCAGAGCAATGTCCGTGACGATAGGCTGGAAAGCAGACTGGCTGGTCGCAGAGGAGGCGCCAATGTTGGAGGTGCCTAGGATGACGGGGGTGCCCGTGGCCTCGGCGCGGATCGGGAGTAGCGTGCTGGTGAAAACAATAGACCCAATCGGCGACCAAAGGCTGTCCGTAGAAATCCAGTCTTGCGTCACGAGGTAAAACATTGTGCCTTGATCAGTAGGCCCTAGAGCGTTCTTGCCCGTGGTCGGGTTCGTCCAGCCCGGTGCAGAGGGGGGAACAAACCCACCCCCAGCTGAATTGTAAGGGGCTTGCGATTGGTCCCGCACTTGATTATAAGGAAAGCCCTTGACTACCAGCTCCCACACATACCCCTCCGGGACGGGGTAGATGAGGTCATCGATGGCCGTTTTGTTCCAGTAGATGGTGGGGAAGTTGCTGAACAACCCGTAGGTGTTGTTATTCATGAAGAGCCGCATGATGGGCGGGGTAGAAGCTACGCCGTTCGTTAGAGGGACATTGCTAAAGTTGCTAATGCGAGGACCGAAGGCATTGGAATCCATGTTAAAGGTGAAAAGACCCCCCGCCGGATCGTAGGTGATCTTGGGAATCTCTGTATCATTCCAGAAAGGATTCGCACCCGTATCGAAGCCCGTGTAGGGAAACGGCGTGGTGATGGCTCCCGCCGGTTTGCCGTTTGCTGCAGCCGCGCTGAGCCATGTGGTATTAAATGACGTGTAGGCGGCCCTCATCGCAGTCTCCAGAGCCGTGTTGAACATCGCAATCGCATTGCTGTAGCTGTAAATAAAGTAGTAGGGCGTGCTGCTGTCTTGTACTTCCAGCGGGGGGCGGGGCGTAGGGGCGATGCGCGTGTTTCTGTATTCGGGCACAAAAATCACGGGGGTAGCGGGAGGTGAGATTTCAAAGGTGACCGCTTGCAGAACCCCCCCGATGGTCACACCCCACGTCTGCTGGTAGGTGATCGCAAACTTGTAGGTTGTCAGATTCACGTTGGCTTGACCCGTCTCAATGTTGGGGATCCAGAGGGGAAGGTTCAGATTTGGCCCGTTCATAGTAAAGCGCACGATGGAGTAGTGATACTTGGATGCATCCTTGATGAGGGCCGCATCACGGGTTTCGTTGAACCGGATAGGAGGGTTCGGGTAGGCGTTGTAGTCATTATCAAAATCATCCGTGCGGTTGTTGATGATCTGCGCGTTATAATAGACATGGGATGGGAGGCCGTCGTCCATTAGCGTGGATCCATATTCCATTGAGCTCTTGTAGGCCATTCTATACTTGCTGCTGATATTTATTTTCTCAACTTATCATACGTGACCCCCGCCACGAAGTCGTCGGGCGACAATCCCGAAGACTTGATGATGGCGTTATACTTATCCAGAGAATAGGGTGCATAGAAGAGCCGAACGGCGCAGTGGCGGCCGCATGTGGCAATGCTCCCCTTGTCTTGCTGGAACTGATGCGTATTGTAAAATACTGGCCTGCCGGATGCCTTGAGGAGAGCCGTGAGGGTGGGCCGATCAATGTTGAGCTGCTCCAGTCGGCTTCGGCTCAGACCCTCCTTCTGGTCCTCGGGGGCTTCGCCATAGGGATCAAAGAACTCTATGCCGTCGGTCTTATTTATGAGGCAGCACCAATGCCCCATCGTGGGACTGGCGTTGGGAAATAAAAGAATCGCGCGTCCCTTGTCATCGAATAGCTCTTTGATAGAACGCATCTCTGCTAATTGGGGATACGTATGGATCGCAATATCGTCACCTAGTAGCTTGCGAATATCATCGTCCCCCAGTGGATACTGTTTGACTTTTGCTATGCCTCCGCGTTCCATCTATTATTGGAAACATTTTCTTTTCTCTCTGTAGAATGTCCATCTCAGCTGGGCCGTGGTTCTCGAGCGTCAATTACGCCATCGGTAGCGTTGTGCAGTATCAAGGGCCCATCTTCGTGGCTGCAGCCGTTTCTCTAAATGTCCCTCCTCTCCCCGCTAACGCATCATGGACACTTGTCCCGTCCGGTGGTGGTGGTGGTGGAACCCAGACTCTTACGCAAAGCGGCAACACTTTTACACTCAGCAATGCCGGCGGATCCGTCAGCGTGGCCACTACAACACAAGTCGCCGCGAACACGAAGAACCTCACCACCATCAACTACAACGATGTCCCCATCATCCCTATTACCGAAATCACGGGTGACGTGCTGGTCAAGAGCGGCGGGTTCTCATTGGATTCTATAAATAATATTTCAACGCCCGGCGACGTTATTTCTTCACTCGCGGATCACAACTACTCCCTCAACACGGTGGGCGCCTACATCGCCACCTTTCCCGTGGGTCCTACGGGTCCCCAAGGCCCCACCGGTGCAGCGGGCAGTCCCGGCTACGTCGGCTACGGCACATTCTTTTACGATAGTGATGTTCCGCCCTATGGTGGAGGTGTTTGGAACTTCAACGGCGGCACCCTCAACATTCAGAACGATACGACCCAGCAGACATTCTTGAACTCACTGGTTCAGCTGATCGACACGAAAGGCAGTGCCTCCCTCACCATCTGGCAGTCCCCTTCCGTGTATCTTGCGACGATCGCCACCGGCTACACGCTGACGAGTGGCGTGTATCATTTCACGGTCCCCATGGCCGTTGGGATATTCTGGGCCAATGCACCCACGACCTTTTATCTGTACGTGACACCCACGGCAGGTGCAGAGGGACCGCAAGGGCCCACGGGTCTCACCGGTCCCCAAGGGCCTACCGGGCCCTACGGCACAGTCCAGCCCTTCTCCTACCAGTTCTACGTCAGCAACGTGTCGGGTAGCGATTCCCTCGGAACTGGGCAGATCGGCAATCCATGGAAGACGATCGGCTATACCCTCACGCAGCTCCCCGCCACGCAGACAATCCCGTGTATCATTTTTTTAGCGGCTGGAACCTACACGGAAAATGTAGTCGTATCCCGAGCCAACTGTTATTTAGTGGGCGGATCCACGTCTCTTTCCACAGCAACCTTTATCAATGGTTCCATCACGTGGGATGCTACATCGTCCGCCCTTGCCTCCATCATTGGGGGCGTTAGTTCCATCCAGTTCCTCAATATTCTCTACAACAACGCCTCCGCCTACGATCAGACGCTCATTCTGACGGACTGCGTTATTCTCTCAAATGCTGGAGTGTCTGCAGTCAAACTCACGGATGCCTCTACGGGTGGCGGATTCGGCACGATCAACCTCCAGAACTGCGTCGTCTATTTTATAGATACCATCGCCATCGATGTCGGCGGCAACACCTCCATCAGCGTCGTCAATACGCAAATCACCAACTATCCCGGCACGACTGCGGGCGTTCAGTTAATACGCACAACCAAGCAAGGACGTGTCAATCTATTTGGTGCGAGTCTGATTCAGAACAACGCGACCAGCACTGTCCTGCCCCTCATAGACTTCCAGAACGACACCGCCACGCCCACGGGAATGAATATCAACTCGTGTCTGCTTACATACACTTCCACGGCTTCTGACGCGGGGACGGGTGCGAAATGCTGCATCCGCTTCAGCAACACCGCCGCGATGGGAACGTCCGCCGTCACCCCCAGCGTCAATTGTATCTTCAACTACATGCGATGCGAAGGGGCTACAACGACGAACGGCGTTCCGACTCAGTTTGTCGTGGTGCAGAGAACAACGGGCGCAGCGGGCAACGTATATTTCAACTATGGCTCCAATCTATGCGGGGCAACAGCAAACCATCTATCGGGAACCTCCACCTTCATTAAGACCCCGTGGATCGCGCTGGCAACCTAAACCTCATATCGGGAAGGGGGTCAAATGGTAAAGCCCACCGGTGAGATCTACATCCACCGCCAAAAGCAGCGCTTCGCAGTCTGTGTAAAGCATTTCTGGCTAGGAGCCTATGATACCCTCGCAGAGGCCATTGAGGTCCGCGATGCCTATTTAGCGAAGATCGTTGTCATGCTTAGGGTTTCCTGAAATGAAGCTCCAAACACGCGCTTTGCTCCACTGGCTTCGGGAGAGCTTTTTTTTTCCGCTGGGGTCGTGAATGCCCTTTTTGTAACTACCTTTGAGCCTTACAGAATCCGACACCCCTTTTGTCTTGGGGTCGATGTAAGCCCCCCATCCACGATCAAAGACCTCTTGCAGCGTCTTCTCTGAATACCCCGTAATCTCGCTGAGTTCTGGAATGGAATACCCACGGTCTTCCAGTCCATAATGTTCCAAGACTTCCTCACGATGCGTTTTCATCTACCGTGGGCTTCGGTTTTATCCCCTCCAATTTTGTGTCCCCTTTCGGGCTCGTATTCTCAACGTCCAAGGAGACCGACGCCTCGTGCTTGCAGCACGTGCTGCGGATCCGCTTGTGATTGATGACACCCCCTATGATGCCCAGCACGATGAGCCCAAGGGACAGCCACGATACGATCTGAGTTCCCGTGGCCGTGTCCGCCATTTATTTAAGCTGCGAAAGTATTCCTCTGCGTATTGTCACCCGCTCCACTCCAGACGGCAGAAAGTAAAGTCGCGCCACCGCCTCCACCGCCGCCGGGTCGTATTCCTTGCAGCTGAAACAGTCCAAGAAGGCCGCATCGATCTCCTCGGCAAAATGTCCGCACAAATGGCTGGTGGTCAGGTGCGTTTGAAAGGAGAATCCTAGTTTATCATCCTTCCCAAAATATTGAATCCGCGTTTTTCCATACTGCTCCATCTGAATGGCCTTCACCACATGATCACTAAAAGACTGTATCGTATGCCGACTGCGGATTGCCTTGGGGCAGCAGTTGCGGAGATTTAGTATCGTGTGCAAGCCCCAGCTCATTCTATGTCGTGAGATTTTTCTACATCGGGATTTTCCAAGAACTTTCGTGCGACCTCATCGGATGCGATCGCCCGGAGCAAATAGCCAAACTCGTCATCCACCGGGGCCCACGAATAGGCATGCTCATACTCTTTGCGGATGCGCGTGAGCACCTCCAAGCCCTTGACGGGGTCCAGCCATTTTCCCAGCATCGCCACAAAATCCCCGCTACAGAACTGGGGAGGATAGGAATTCTCTTGGACAAACTGATTGATCCAACGCTCTACCCATCGAGCCCCCCCGTCGTCCATGCTCTTGGCCGACACGATGCTCTTGGCGGCCCCCTTGCTGATCTTGCAGCGCTCTTGCTTGATGACCTCCTCTTCCTTCTTGATCTTAGGTTGCTTGAGTGGTGAAGTCCATTGCATTCTCTACTATTTCTATTCTTTTAAAATGAAAAGGACAAGATGGACAAGATAGACAAGATAGGCAAGATAGCTAAAAAGCTAAGTTTGGTTTCCTAGGAAAACCCCCCCCCTCAAGGGAGAAGGTGCTTTCTAGCTATCTTGTCTATCTTGTCCATCTTGTCCATCGCGGCTTTTCCCGGATTAAAAAAGTCTGTTCCCTAAGTATAAATGGACCGTCATTCGATCACCGCGATTCATTCCCTTAATTTTCTGCTGGCGCTGTTCCCCGACGACGATGCGGCACGCACCGAGCTTAAGAAGGATCTGAAGGTGGCTGTTGTGCATTGTGAGGCGCTCAAGGTGGAGGCTGCAGCCGAGGAAGAGAAGGCCCGGGCGGGGACTCTGACCAAGGTGGCGACGGCGGAGCAGCGGGAGAGCATTTGCCCGATCGCGGAATTCAAGGAACCCGAACTCAGTGAATGGAAGAAGGAGCAGTTGATTTCGGAGGCGCTTTTGGCGCGGGATCAGCTGCGGGCGACCTTGGAAGAGATGGAGGCTCATCTGGTGGCCTTGCAGCCGTCGGATGAGAAAGTGAGTCATGAGGATTAGAAGCAGCCAGCGACGGGTCCGGTTATCTTGATGGCGACGATGGAGAATTGCGATAGGGTGTTGGCTTGATTGTTCTGGAAAAACAGTTGGTTACTTCCTTCGATCGGAACTAACACTGGCTGAGTGTTATTGCCGTTTCCGGCAGCCAAACCAGAACCACCCATCTGGGTGTTTCCAGAGCTATTCACATAGCACATGACGCTAAATTGAGCATATTCTGTGAGTTGAGAAACGGTGGATGTAGAACATCCTAAAATACAGTACAACCCCTCTCCAACTGGATTCGGCATGAAAGTAGATTGCCCGGTAAGGAAGTCTCGCTGCGCCACGAGGACTTGGGATGAAGGAGTGAAACCACCCGCCGTGGATGAAATGGTCACCGCCCCCGTGGCCGCTGACACGGTGATGTTTGATCCAGCGATGACGCTAGTGACCCCCGTGTTGTTGATGGTCGTATTTCCCGACACGGTGCTGGCAGAGATGCCCGCTCCTCCGGCGGTGACTGCCGTGATGCCCGTGTTTGAGATTGCGACCGTCGTTCCGACACCCGGTATGACGCTGATACCACCCCCCGCCGTGAGATTCGTCCCGATCGTGGGTGCAGTCGCGGTTCCTCCGACTACACAACCGACGGCCGCGGTGACACTCTGAACACCCGTATTGGCGATGCTGAGAGAGTTAGGAGGCCCCCCGGCACCGATGCTGATGCCCGCGCCTCCGACGAGATTCGCAGCGATAATGGGGGATGAACCACCGCCCCCCGTAACGGTAATGCCCGAACCCGCGCTAACGGACGTAACGGTATTGCCGCCGGTGCTATAAATAGTCCAGTAGGTGTGTGCCGTATCGGTTGAGGGGTCATTTCCTTGGTTCGGCTGCACGGCGGTGGATTGATATAAAAGAGAAAATCTCTGCACGACGAATGCGGGAACGTAGTTTCGGCCGCTGAACCAGATGGGAAAGCCAGACATTCTACGGGTGCGCAAGATTTTATTGATGGAGGAGTTCGGCATCCTTCTGCGCGATCATATACTGAGGAAACCCCTTGCTGTAGCACAGCCAGCGGCTTCCTAACTTGCGGTGGCGCTTGAGGTCCTCTTCATCTACGCCAATGTAGTTCTTGAGCAAGTATCGGAGAGAGTGGTAGGACGTGCTAAGCGGATAGACGACGATGTGAGTGGCCTCGTTAAGCAGAAGCCTAGTCGCCTTATAATTCGTCAAATAATGCGAAAGACATGCCATTTGTGTGTTGGTGTGACGGCCTTGGATGGCGAGGTCATCGATGATCTTGGCGACCACCTTGCCCGCGTCCCCGGTGAGGGTGTCATAGTCGTCGAAAATCATAAAGCAATCGCGGAACTCTTCGAGGTCGGGGTATTCATCCACGAAGGACTGGATATTCACGCGCTTGATAAACTTGCACGCGTCCAGCGTTTCATCCTTGGTCAGTTTGCTGACGAGGAAGACGCCCCGGCTGGGAAAGAGCTTGTGGTAGTATTCGGCCAGCCCCTTGGCGATGTAGGACTTGCCGCTGCCGCTCTGCCCTGCAATGTACCAGACCTCACGCTTCTTGGGGTCGGGAGTGGGGATCAGTTCAAAACAGCCATCATCGTCCAGCTCTATTTTAGTGTCGGCTGATGCATCCTTGCGGATTCGTTCATAGAGGTCCTTGACGCTGTCGGGCTCCCCGATCAGCGCCGTCGCATCCAGATTCTTGTGGAAGGCTTCTTCCAAGCGCACCAAGGCCCGGGTGCGTTCGGCGGGTTTCATGCCCTTCAACATGGGCGCGTACCGCTTGGCATCGAACCGAATAGCGGGCTTCCGGACGGCTGCACCCCCGGCTGCCTCCGTGTTCAGATACAAGATCTCTCCATCGTATTTACCGCCTCTCACACGTGAAATGGGCCTAGAAGAGGCAGAGGGGTTATCAAACGATAGTGTGGGCATCTATACGATGGAGAGAGATTTTACAAAATCTGAAAAACACGGCTGCGATTCGAGGGTTGATTGCTGATTTTTAGAACGATTTCAACCACCGCCCCGCATGGGATTGTAGCACCTTATCTAGGTAATTACCCAGCTTTTCCAGCCCATGGAGCAATCCTTCCTTGGGCATTCTGATCACCGAATGGATTTGCTGAATGACTTGGGGTTCTTTGGCCAGATAGTCTTTGAGGGTGTAGAGGTTGCTGAGGCGGCCAATGAACTGATCCACTTCGAACCGGACCTTGTCCAAGGGTGCATCGGGGTGGTTCTCGAGCAAGTCTTTAAGGGTGCCGATATCACCGGCGATCTGGTAGAGGCGGCCGAGATCAGAGTTGAGGACGTTGTGCAGCTCTTCCAGCGCGACCGTGTCCCCTTGAAACTTGGCCAGCGCAAACATCCGTTTGAGGACTTTGAAGTAGTTCCCCTCTTCTTTAAGGCCGATAATATTTTCTTTTAAGGATTGATCTATTTTGAGGGGTTCATCGTTTAGAATCTTGTCCCCGATGCGAAACTGGTAGATGACGGAGAAGTCGGTGTAGCGGCTGTTATTCACGAGGCCGATCACGTCCATCTTGGCGATGCCGGGGGTGGTAAAGGCTTCTGCAAGGGTCATGGTGGATCCATCGGCCAGTTTCTTTGTGCCGCTGAGGACATCGGCTGGTTTCCAGCGCACCACGTGATACTTGAGGGTCTGGCGCAGCTCCAAAAACTTGAAGGGGGTGAGGGTAGGCGTGAGGCTGGCGTTTATCTTTTTAGCTTCAGCGGCTGTGATAATGCCATCGTCTAGGCATCGGGCCACTGCCGCATGGGCCTCTGCCGCCTCGTAGCCTACGACCTTGCCATCCACGATCTTGGCCTCGGTGGGGATAATCTTCCACTTTGTCACGACCCCCGCCTTGATGTCACCGATATAGACATCCTCCATTTTCTGCAGCGTGCGGATCATTTCTTGGAATCGCTTCACGAGCCGGGTGAGAACGGTCTTTTCTGCGCCAGATTCTTTTACCACTTCGTAGCCGTCGTAGTCGCCCGCATACTGCTGGGAGCGGAGGCTCATAGACCCCACCAGCATCATCCCATCCCCAAACGACATGGCCTTGAGGATCGCCGCTGCGTCGCTGGGATACGATTCGGGATAATCTTTTGATATGAGCACGGGAGGGACGGCCTTGCCCATGCCTTTCATGGAGGGGGCCGGCTTGGCTTTTGGCGGCGTTGAAGGCGGCCGCTCCGTTGCAAAATGGCGCAGCACGTAGGCGGGCGTCAGTTCTTGAAGATTCAGAAACTTTCTGTTTTCGTGGTTCCATTCCGCAAGACGGGTCGCGTAGTCGGGATGGGATGGTCGCATACCGATTGCCGGGTGTTCCAAAATAGACTCCTTCATTTGTTCCAAAAAAGTATCAACCTCATCCTTGGGAAGGCGGGAAGCGGCGAAGCGTCTAGCAAATCCAGCACGGTTCGGCATATCTGCAACATAAGCATCTATGGCGTCATAGTCTATATCATACACGGGCATCTACATCAGTGTGATATTTTTAGAGGGCCAGTTTTCGGATAAAGTTCTGACGGATGTTTTTCAGTGCAGAGCCGCTATTGACACGTATGATCGTGCCGTGTCCCTTGAGCTCTTCGGCGAACTTGACGAACCCCTCGCGGGTCTTGGGCAGATTTGCGCGGCTCATCTTGCCCTTGCCGCTAAAGTATTCCCCCCACGTGCGCTCCTTTGGCAGGTTGTAGGGGGTGTATCTCTGGGCGTAGAGGTGCTTGGCATCACGAACCGTCGTCGCGATCGGGTTGATCGCATACCGGCCCATGTTGTAGAGCTTCTTAGCATGCTCCTTCACATCATCGATGATGCCGCTGCCCATCATCTCGGGCTGACCATTATAGACCCCTAGTCTGCCTTGAGCAGGGAAACCCGTCATGCGCTGGCCACCCAGTTTCTTCTTGAGCGTGGAGGGAGTGTAGCCGCCGGCGAACATGGGCTCTGCCGTTCCACGCATCATGGCCTTGGCCATCCCCGACGCTTTGAGGATGGGATAGCGGGAGGGCATCTCCACATTGTCACCACCCTCTGGCAGCGCCTCCCCCATGTACGCGCCCGAGTTGCGTGCAAAGTCATTACGCTCATCGTGACTATATTTTACATCGCGGACCTTCATTCCACGGCTCTGAACGGTTTCCAGCTGCTGGGCCTTTTCGGCGGGAAGGGGAAGATCCGTAAATGTGCGTTCTCCGTTTGTGGCAGCTCGAGTATCACGCTGACGGAGCTTGGCTGGACGGGAAGGCACGAACTGACGAGCTCTGCCTTCTGCAATATAGATTTGATGCTCAATGGGGTGCGCTTCTACAGCGGCCAGCGCCCTCAATGCGTTGGCCTCCCCCAAGAACTTCGGGGCAGCACCATACTGATACGTTCCGTCGGCGTCCATAACGGGCAGCCCCAGAATTGCCCAGCGGGGAGCATCGAATCTAGAATCTGGATTTCTGAATGCAACATAGACGGGCTCTTCATGCGTTTCACGTTCAGTCTTCACCAATCGTGCGAGATCATCAAGCGAAATGCCGGCCCCCGTTTCAAGGCCCAACGCTCTAGCGTAGGCTTGCATAGCAGCGTATCGTTTCTGTGGTTTTCCTTTGATGGCTAAAATAGATGCGACTTCGTATTCTGCCAGTCTTTTGCGCTGGTTGGCGTTCAGTCCGTCACGAGGGGGTGCGGCTGCTTCGGCTTCATCAGCGGCCTCATCTAGACCCTCTTGAGCCTCTCCCTCACCCCCCTCTTCTTCGCCGAGCTGTGCCGCATCTTCTCCGAATGGTTCAACGTCTTCCTCTGCTGCCGCTTCTTGTGCTTCATCCCCTTCATTTCCATCATCATCATCTGCGTCATCATCATCCCCAGCACCCGGAAAGCCGGCAGCCCCTTCTCCCGGCAAAACGCGGAGCGGTGGAGGACCGGGGGAAGGAATGTTAATCGATGCGATGGCATCAGCCCCAAGCTTGCCGAGTTTAGAGAACTTCAGATCCCGAACAAGAGCTGATGAAATCTTCGCGCGTTCTTTGGGAGGCCTATTTACGACACCCAGCATCTTGGTGATATACTGCTGGGTCTTGTCGAGAAGGGATAACATGGTGGATCCCGACTGGATCATGTCCTTGTTCGCATGGCCACCGTCTTCGTCCATTTCTTGTTCAATATCATGCGCTAAACTGTTGAATCGGATAAGGTCATCGAACAGCGATTTAAGGTCGTCCAGCTCCTCTCTGTTTGCAACCGTGGCCACACGAAAGAGCAAGCTGAGAGCCCGGGTGAGGTCACCCAGCGCGTAGCGATTTACGCTGGGGAGGCCGCCGTAGATGGCATCCGCGATCTGCTGCAGAAGCGCGTTGAGTTCCAGCATGGTCTTCTTGCCTACATTTTCGGGGAGGCCCTGCGAAATACTAGCTTCACTGGGCATTTCTTCGGTGGGCTGAGAAGCCAAGAAGGCAGCCTTGTTTCTATCGATGATGTCCAACTGACCGACGCGGTTCATGAGCATCTTCTTCGCAAAGGTCTGGCCCTCAGCACTGCGGACGCCACCGCGAATCTGCGTTTCGTAGCAAGATCCCGATCCAGATCCCATAGTCGGATTATGATCATAGCGGGCTGCGTAGATATCGGCTTGGTTGCCCAAGCTCGGGTTGGCGTATCTGCGCTGCCCTAGAACGGGCTTGGGCATACCGAAGAAGCCGTGGGCTGCCGACTCTGCACGGCGATCCGACATCTTGCGCGCTTGCACCCCCGCCATCGCCATGTGGTTGGCATCGAGCCGCTTCTGTTCGTGATAGCGGTCCTGCACGTCTTGGCCTACGGGCAACGGCAGCTGCAGCCCGTTCATATCCATGTCCGAATCGGAATCCGAATCGGAACCTACACCCGAATCGGAATCCGAATCGGAACGGTTGGATGTCGTAAATTGGGGTCGTGGCCCACCGCGCGTGGCGTAGGTAGCCGCGAAGACTTCGGGGAATCCCATCTGGATCGCTTCATCACTGCCCGGTTTCTTGGTGCCAAAGGCTGACATTATAGTGTAACAGCAGAGATTAAAAATCAGAATAAATCAACTCTGAGTTTTACCCTATGGAAGGAACTTCTTTATTAGTAGAGGCTATGGGCTTTTACGTATTTCGACGCTTCGATCATAGAGCACCCCTTCTCCTTCATCACGCGGCGCACGACTTCAGCTCTTTTGCGACGGCCGTCACCCTCTCCTACGACGCGCTTCACACGGGCACCTCCAGACCAGCCCAGCTGACCCGCCAGCCCACTGACCTTCTGGAACGTGGCGACGTCACCGCCCTTGTCCGGATGGCCTCCCTTTGCAGCCCACTTACGGAAGGATGATTTGTCGGTGATCCCATACTTTGCTAACTGGGAGGCTGCAGATTCTCCAGATGAGGATGGTGCCGGGGCAGAGGCATGGGGAGGGGCAGAGTGTGATGGACCCGAGGGGGCAGCAGCGGGGCTGCCCTTCTTGCCCATAAGGCCTTGGATCCATTTCCATAAATCATCCATCATACCCGCTCCGGTCGCACCACCGCGAAGCTCGCGAAGATGAGCCGCGATCTCGGAGGCCTTGTCGGGGCGCGACTTTTTGATCATCGCAAGAGCCTTCATCATCTTGGCCTTGGAGGGACGCTTCCCACCAGCCATCCCTCCCGTGCCGAATCCAAAGAGTGAAGCCAAGCCGCTCACCAAGCCGCTCGCAAGTGAGCCCAGAGGCCCACCTCCCACCACCCGTGCCATGTCATCATTGCCGCCCTTCATTTCACTGTCCTCCATCATCGATCCATCGGGCATTCGATGACGGCCCTCCCCTTCGTAGGAGCCAGTGCGAGCACCCCCACTCATGCCGTTACGGAAGGCCTCGGCATATCCGGAACCGTGGAGATCCCTCAAATGCTGCCCCAACATCGCGCCTTGTTCGTGGGCCTCCGAGTGCGCTCCGCCACGAAACTGGGAAAGCCCCGCCGAGGGCACAGCACCAGCCCCCCGGGATCCCTCTACGGGATTGTATCGCACCGCCTCCTCCTCGAGGGCCCGGTTTGCAGCCATCTGAGATCGTTGCATTCGGGCGGCCATTATATCAAGGCCGAAGAAATATTTTATATCAGCCAATATGGCCGGATCCCCCCGGAAGAATCTCCCGATCTCGCGTAAATACCCGCCTAAATAATCTCTCCTTCTAAGGTATAGATGGAGACAACCGAGTTTATGATGCAGCTCGCCAAGAAGTTGGTGGATGAACGGAAGGTGGCGGAATCTACAGCAAATGCCTACGTGCGGACGCTTTACCAGCTCAACGGAAAAGCACCGTATAAGAATCTGACCTTCCTCAAAAATACCGAGGGGGTGCAGAAGCATTTGGAGGGTTACGCGGATTCTACCCGGCGTGCCGTGTTGGGGGCCGTGGTGGGGGTGTTGATGCTTTTCAAGGACAAGCCGACGTTCAAGAAGATTTTCACGTTCTATCATGACTTGATGACGGAGAAGAACAAGGTGGCGCGTGAAGAGGAGGCCAAGGCGCCCAACACCAAGACGGAGAAGCAAAAGGACAACTGGCTCTCGTGGGAAGACATCAGCCGCACGCGCAGCGTCATCACCAAGGACGTGGCCGAGTTCTCGGGCAACAAGACCGTCACGAGCAGTCAGTATGATCGCCTTCTGCAGTCGGTCATCCTTGCGCTCTACACGGAGATCCAGCCCCGGCGTAATCAAGATTATCTGGACATGTATATCGTCAAAAAGTGGAGCGACAAGATGCCCACGGACAAGAACTATTTTGATGTGAGCACGGGCAAGTTCGTATTCAATAAATACAAGACGAGTAAAAAATACGGGGCGCAGACGGCAGAAGTCCCCGCTCCCCTACTGGCCGAGCTGCAGCTGTTTCTCAAGTTTCACCCGCTGTGGAAGGGCGTGGCGAAGCGCAAGGCGGATCCCGTCAAGCTGCTGGTGCAGCACGATGGCACCCCGCTGACGGCCGTTAATGCGATCACGCGCATCCTCAACCGAATCTTCGGTAAGAAGATTGGGTCCAGCATGTTGCGCCACATTTACATTTCAGATAAATACAAGGAGGCTGATGTGATCGAACAAGAGCGCAAGAAGGACGCAGAGGCGATGGGTCACTCAGTGGGTATGCAGAAGTCTGTTTATTTTAAGAAGGACGACAACGATGATGTGATCACCCACGCCTAATCAAAGGTCAGCACGATGGGTTCTGCCATGATAGTTATTTTCACGGGAACGACGGGTTTCCTCTTACGACCGGGCTTTTTACGTTCGGTCGCAAGGGGCTTGGGTTTGGGTCCGGAGCCTCTATAGGCATCCAGCGGGGATTCAGTGAAGGGGATTTGCCGGTCCATTCTAAACTAGGGATATAGTTTCCGGAGATCCCGCGCTACCCGGGAGGCCAGCGGCAAGACGGAGAAGGAACTCCATATGTTTGAGGGTCAGATCGCCGACGGCAGGGGAAACGGCAATGCGCCGGAAGAAAGGACGCCAAAACTCGTTTCCCTCCTTGTCCGCGGTTTCTTCAAGCATTTTAGCGAACGTCTTGCCCTTGGTGCGGAAATAGGACTCACGCTTACGCTGGCGATCAGCTTCATGCTGTGCCTCACTATTCTCTGCTGCCTTCCGTTCTCGTTCGGCTTCGCGACGGAGTCTATTCTGCTCGAGAATCTTCTCACGATTCTTTTCGTAGTATGCACGATACGCCTCTCCTTTGGTCATTCCTTACTATAGTATAGCGCAGTTTCTTTAGACCGAAGAATCGCCAAAAATTAGTCAGAACCGGGAATATTTTTATTCGCCATTCTGCTTATTCGTCGTGTGCCTCGATGTGCCTCAGTCCCAAGTAGTATGACCCTGCAGGGCGAGTGACGGGCTCCCATACGGCACCGATCAATTGCTGCGTCTTGAAAGTGTTGGACTTGCGTTCTTGTGTGATTCCGCTCCGTTCCATAAACGATTTCAGCTTGGCCGCAGTCATTGCCTTGACCTCGGGGTTCGTTTCCTTAAAGAGCATGAGGATCTCGGTCGCCGGCACCCAGAACCGCTTGTCGGTAGGATCCATGCCTTTCTCGTAGTGCGCCGGGAGCCATTCCTTGATCGGATCGTTCTCATTAAGATAGGCTTTTGTGTCCTCGATTACGCGGGGAGACTGGCTCAAGGAGGATTTAATAGTCGGGTAGATCTCTAGGAGCATCTGCACAAACTCAGCGCGCCATTCATCAGACTTTTCAATCATCGGTTTTAGTTCGATATTGCGGGGACGCTGATGCGGCTGCGTCGGCGTTTCTACGAACATAAGGGGGAAGGTGATCAGCTGAAGTCGCTCCGAAATCGCATCATCGAGCTTGTTCAGTTTAGGAACGCCATTGCACTGAAGCCAAAGTCCGAACTGCGGCTGGAACTGAACCGGATTCTGATTCAGAAGGCGCGCTGAGATAGTGCCGCCGCCAGTGTATTCCTTGATGACGCCGATCTGTAGAACATCGTCTGCTTCGGGCTCCTGAGTCTGAACGAAACGCTTCCCTTTGGTCTTCGGCAGATCTGGATTCGCCGCTCCTTGTTTGTCGATTTTCTTAGTGATCACTGCGTGCGGGATTTCATGAAAGTAGTCGCCGAACGCACGCTTTATGAGTGCGGACAACAGACCCTTCCCGTTGCGGCCACGTCCCGTCCAGACATAGAACTCCTCAAAGCGCTTGGTACCGTGTAGCTGGACGGCAATAGTGCGTAGCACATACTCCCTCGTCGCAGCGTCATCTTCCCAGATGGAAGCTAACCATTTATTGATTTTTTCACGGATCGTGGGGTCAGACTTCGTCGGGAACTTGTAGCCAGTATGGAGGCTGACAAAGTCAGAGGGCAGGATGTCGCGAATGATCGGCGTCGGTGCGCTGAGATCGACCACCTTGTCGGAAAAGGCGAAGAGGTTGCGGGACTCATCCATCAATTTTTCGAGATCATCGTTGTTGTAGAACGAATGCAGCATGCCCGCGACACCCTCTAGGAAATGCTTGTTGCCGATCTCCTTGGACAAGTAGCTGAACTTCGCCGCGTATGCCTTCGTCTCCTCCGTGTAGGGCGGCGGCGGCACGAGCGCCCAGTTTTCTGCGATAACCCCCTTCATGGTGACCCAGATATCGTTTAGGAGACCGGGCGGCACCTTGTCGCAATGCCTCCAAGTATTAGACGGCATCAACTGGTACCACTTGAGCGTCTCGTTGTAGAGGTAGGCGTCGGGCTTGAGGTTGTAGAAGAACTTAGCGATCTCTGCGTGGTTGTAGCACTTGACGAGTGCCTTGAAATCGTTGCGGGCCGGGATCAGCTCGGCATAGAGAACGGGGTTGCTTGCCTTGAGCCACTTCCAGATTGACGCCTGAGAAAGCGCACCTTTTGTGAAAGTCGCCCACTTGTCGGCGCATGCGCCCTTCTTGTATGCTGCAGCTGATTGCTTGGAGAAATCGTCCCACACTTTCAAGCCAAGCCCCTCATTGAAGCATACGAAGCCGACACGAAGCCATTCCTCGTAGCCCGTGTAGTATTTTGCAGGCAGGCCCATGATCGCACGAACCAGAAGGGCGTTCTGGGCTTCGGTCTCCTCATCGACCGATGGCTCGACACTGACGGGATCCGCAGCCTCCTTCTTCTTGGGCTTGGGTGCCACAACGGCTTCCTCCTCCACGACCGGCTCGGGCAGGGCTTCGGAATCCTCGGGGATGTAGGTGATGAGCGTATCGAGCACCGTGTGCCCCTCACTCACGATCTTGTTAGGGCGATCCTCCGTATAGAGCTCATGATACACTCGTTCCGCATCATAAAAGCCGTAGTCCTTGGAGGATCCGAACATCCGCATCTTACGACCCTTGGGATTATAAACTCCCATATCAACGCTGAGGCTCGGCGTGATCTCCCTCTTGTCCGTGCTAGACATGACCTCGATGCACCCAGAAAGCAGCTCGCTGAGCGTTTTCATGTAGTCCGTCACGAAGACTTCAATTGCCGCCTTTGTGCCGTGCTTTTTGGTGAATTGGATACGAAAGGAGAGCTTGTTCTTGTAGGACTTGTCGCCGTCCTTCGTGATGGCTTCAAGCTGGTGCTGAGACGACTCCATGATGCATGCATCAGAGATACCGAATCGTAGCGCGTTCGTGATGCTTTCAACCAGATCATCGAACTCGCGCTTACCGATGTCGCCGGCATCACCGTCTAGGTCGATATAGACACGGTTATATACTAGATCGGCATTGTCAGGGGTGGGATTCGTGCGCTCGTAGAGATCCGAATACTTCGCAAGGGTCTTCTCCACCTTGCTAATGGGTATGCGCATGCACTTCTTGTCACTCTTGAGCAGGCCGCGGGTTACGAGAACGTAGGGCTCCATTTCTGCTATACCCTCTCCGGAGATTTTAATTCCGGGGGATTTTACTTTCGGCTCGGACATTTTTACTTGGCAATCGGAGATCATCTGAATCTACTGGTTATTCCTACTTTAGGCCGCCGGAGCACCCGTCAAGTTTGGTCCTTCAACTCCCAAACCTTTTTAGAGATCAGAAAGCAAGATAGGCAAGATAGGCAAGATAGCTAATCCGCTAACTTCCCCTTGAGGGGGGGGCGTTTCCGGGGAAACCAAACTTAGCTTTTTAGCTATCTTGTCTATCTTGTCTATCTTGTCTTTCTGATCTCCTAAAAAGTTAGGTGGTCGGAGGACCAAACTTGACGGGTGTTTTTCTCTGCCCCGGGTATAGAAATGCCTTCCATGCAGGACACCGGGAAGTATCGGCAAAAAACTCTTGATAAATTCTACACAAAGCCCGCTGTTGCTCTACATTGCATCGACAGTATCCGCTCTTGTCTAGATCATTCTAATTTGGTCTGGATCGAGCCGGCTGCGGGGTCGGGGGCGTTCTTACAAGGAGTCGATGGTGTCATCGCACTGGATCTGAAACCCGAATGCGATAGCATTACCTCTGCGGATTTCTTGACATGGACGCCTCCGACCTCATCCGGACGGCTTCTCTTCTATGGCAATCCGCCCTTTGGTCGGCAAGGCTCTCTGGCCAAAGCCTTTATTCAGCGGGCCTGCTCCTTTGACGGCACGGAAGCCGTGGCCTTTATTCTGCCCCGCTCTTTTCTGAAACCCAGCATGTCGCGGGCCTTCCCTCTGCGGTTTCATTGTTTGGTCAATGAAGAGTTAGATCCATGCTCCTTTGAGGTGAATGGATCTCCCTATGCTGTGCCCTGTGTCTTTCAGATCTGGGTTCGTCGGACCATGGATCGGGTCTTAGCAGTGGCCGAAGAACCGGTGGGATTTTCCTATGTAAAGCAGGAGGCGACCCATCATCTTGTGATCAGACGGGTGGGTGTGAATGCGGGGGTCTCTTCTGTAAAAGGACATCCAAAATCGGTCCAGTCCCACTACTTTGTTTGCCTTGCTCCGGGAGGTGAGGTGCATGCAGAAGCCGTTGCGAACGCACTGACGGCCTATACATTTCCATCTAACACAACCGGGCCACGATCGCTTTCTAAGGGAGAAGTGTCATCAGTTCTGAATGGAATTCTAAGCGAACTTACGGGGACCTCCGAAAGTTGATTCCCCCGGGAGTCAAGAAGTTTCCCCGGATTTATTTTCTCTGCCCCGGATATAGAAATGCCTTCCATGTCTCCCTCACCAACCCGCAGAGACGACAAGGCATTGGGTGAGAACTCCGAACAGCGCAACTTTCTCACGCTGCAGAAGTATCTCAGCACTACCCTGAACCATAACGGGACCTACGCGATCTTCGATTTCAGCAACCCGACGAATACAGTGCATGTAGAGCTGAAAACCCGACGTATTCGTCATAATCAGTATCCTACAGCAATTATAGGCAAGAACAAGGTGGATTTCTGCAACGATCCAGCGAATAGCTACTATTTTGTCTATAGCTACCTAGACGGACTCTTTTCGATCAAGTATAACAAGACGCTCTTTGACAGCTTCGAGACAGCTGTGTATAAGCGCGGCGACCGCTCCGACTCGCCTGCTGTTGAGAACATGGTGATCTACATTCCCTATGAACATCTCACGAAGATTCTCTAGGCAGTCTGTAGATGATTACATCATACACAGACACGGAACTAGCGCAGGATTTTATAAGCTTAACACGGGCTACCCCTCGGCTTCCTGTGGGGGCAAGACAGCGACAAGGGATGAAAGTGCTCGAGCACTACCAGCCACACTTTTGGGAGACTGAAGGCACAAACGGCAGGAGCATTGCTAAGCTGTGGGACGACGAAGCCCTCAAGAAAAAGGTCATCGACAATGACAGAACGTTTAAACGTGTCGGCAAATTGTATGTGTCTGAAATACGTCGCAATCTGGCGTTTTTTGGGAATGCCCCACTACCGACCATGTACCGCCCCCTTCTTACGAAGGCGATCATCCAAAAATACAACGCGAAGACTGTGTTGGATCCGTGCGTAGGCTGGGGCGGGCGCTTACTCGGCTGTCTAGCATCTGGTGTTTCATTTGCAGGGATTGAGCCATACACAAAAACCTACAGCGGACTAAAGAAAATCGCCGACATGTTCGGCAAGGACATGCACGTGGTGCTATACAATGAAGGAGCAGAGACTGTCCTACCGCGGCTCTCTGAAACGTTCGATATGGTGCTCACGAGCCCGCCCTATTTTGATTTAGAGGTGTATGGTGACGAAGAGACGCAGAGTATAAAACGATTCCCGACGTGGGATGCATGGCTCAATGGTTTTCTAGATCCCGTAATACGTGAGTGTCTCCGGTGTTTGAAAACGGATGGCGTTTCTGCTTGGTCGGTTAAAAATATGGGCGCACGAAAATTAGAGACTGAAGTTAAGGCTATTCATAAAAAATACGGGTTCGTCTGCATAGCGACTGAAGGCATGAAGGCGCCCGCAAGAAACCGTGGAGGTGACGCCAGAACATCTGAAGAGACATTTATCTTTAGGCGGATCGCCTAAAAAGTTATGGGGGTGGCGGACCAAACTTGACGGGGCGATCCACCCACCCCTCAGACCGTATAATGCTATCCATGAAGAGCCAGATGAACTTTGACATGAACAAGAGCCATTTCTTCTACAAGGTGGATGCGTGCGCTGAGTTCATTGATGGTGTATTGGATGAAATGACTAATCGTTTCATCTATTATACTGATGCGGGGAAGAAGGTGCAGAAGACGATCACGAAAATGAACGGGAATGTGTATGTCCCATACAAAGGACACATGCGAATGGTGAGGGAGCTCGACGAAATGGTATAAATACCGGTGAATGTGCTAATTTTGGCGTAAAAATGATGATTAATGGCTTTAATACGGCTATTTTACCTCTATTTACTTTATTTCTGCCATATTACAAGTATAAAATCCGGATTTTATACGGTGAAAATCGCTGGAATAATGAATATTAAGGTAATATAGGGATAAATATGGGTATAATCGACATTATTACCGTGATTTGTTCTAATATGGGCTGATTTTAATCCATATATTTTTCTAAATGGTATAATAGAATGCCGTATCGTCTCCGCAAGGCTCCGAAGCGTGATCTATATTGGGTAATCAGTGAGGATGGATCCAAGAGGAGCCATGATCCCCTGCCTCTCGAGACGGCCAAGGCTCAGATGGCCGCGCTGTATGCCGCTATGCATCATGAGGAGGGCGGCTCTGCTCAGTCCGGTTTCGTTCGCCGCATGCTAGGAGAGGTGAAACGGAAGAATATACTCCAGAAGAAATCGAACCTATACGCGCCTATCACATCTCTGCGCAAGTATTCCACCATGAATAGCCCGGCCGTATTTGATCCTAGCAAACTGATGGCATCCTTGACTTCGAAGTGGATCAATGATCATTTTGGGGCTCCGAAGAATACGACCCAAGAGTACATCGACAATGAACTAGAGGGTGACTATGAAAAGTGGAAGCGGGGCAAGCTTACATTCAAGGGTGACACAGTTAGCCACAACGGCAAGCTTTACAAAGCCAAGGAGGACACGCTATGGGCAGAACCCCCGAACGCAAAAGTCTGGCAGTCTGTAGCAAAGAAAGGAAAGGGCCGTATGAGGGGAGGCCTCGAGAACGATGTGACCCGTGCCTACGCGGCCATGAAGCCAATGACCGAGGACCAATGGATCGCCCGTGTCAAGACGTATAATCCCACTGCAGCCACCCCCGCTAACTACGTGAAGGACTATCTGACACCTTGGACAAGACATCGCGATGCGTCTATCATAGACCAGCAGCCGGGCGGTCGGGCTGGCATCCCACCCGGCTACACGGAAGTCCGAGACCAAGCAGCAGCCGATGCACTGGGGCCCGGTGGCAAGTGGGCGATCCGCAACGCGAACGGTTCAGTCTCTGCTGGAACGAATCACACCGTAGAAGACCTTGAACGATTTGAACAAGAGAAAGTCCAGCGTCAAGAAATGATGGCCAAGATGAAACAAGACGCAGAGGACAAATACTGGGCCGAGCATCCCGTCAGCAAGTTCTTCAATAAGGATGTCGTGGGGGCTCTGACCAAGTTCGCTGATTTTGGATCCGATGTGGTGGGAGCTGTGGTGCCGGGCGTGGGGCAGCTCATCAAGAAAACCTACCAAGGCCTCGCGCCCCCGGGCAGCAAATACTATAGCGATGCACCGCTGGGTCAGAAGCTACTGAACACAGCAGCCAGCCTTGCCCCCAGCCCTTCCCAAGTCGGCAGCTTCTTGGGCAGCGGCCACATGCACGGATTGAAGGGGGAGGGATTCTTTGGGGATATGTTCAGCGCGGTCACGAAGCCCATCGGCAGAGTCGTGGGTAGGGTTAGAGATGCTCTGTCTGGTGTTCGTAGGGATTATCCTCCTAGTGTGCGTAAAGTTATTAAAGAAATTGGGGCTCAGCCCATCGCCCGAATGGTGGTCCGCCGTGATCCTATTCCATCTTTTCTTTCCTACGCTGTTGATCTCCTAACGATGGGTCAGTTCAGCAAGGCACAGCAAGACGCCAACTACGACAAGATGTTCCATCTGTGCATTGAGTTTGAACTAGCCAAGGGGCCCCGGTATGTGATCGAGAAAAACGAAGTCATCAGCGTGGCCCTTGCACGGGCCCCCACCAAGGACACGCAGATCGCCACCGTCGGCATGCAATCGGCTCTGGACAATACGCTGAACGGCTTGCTGAAGGCAGGGCAAGGGGTTATGAAGGAGCGCTGGTTCGTGTATAATGCCCTATCGAACAACTGCCAAGACTTCATTCTGGGCATCCTCCAAGGCAACCAGCAGATCACCCCGCGCCTCACCGAGTTTGTCAAGCAGCCTCTAGAATCCATTGCGTCCTCTCTGCCCGAGTATGCGGACAAGCTCTTCCAAGGCGTCACCGATGCTGCAGCTGTGGGCAACGTCGTCATCGAAGGACGCGGCGGTCTGAAGGGGGGTGGGTATTACAAAGATGAACTCGCGAAAGTTTGGGTTAGGTTCCAGAGAGAAGCATTTATGAACCCTCCGACTTATGATGTATTCCGACGAATGTATAATCACGGCCATGCTTTGATGGACACAAAATATAAGTTTGATCCGGAGACGAAGACAGAGTTATTACGCGATTTCAAAGCGATCGCGCGAGCATTCGTAAGAGGAGAGCTACACTACGCCGTAGCGACTGGTCGTTTCTTTGTTCCAGAAGAACTAACACGAAGCAAGTATTTCGCAGAGCTCTCTAGTTTGCACGCACCCCCTTCTGCGGCTGCACCACCCCCCGCTGCGGCTGCACCACCCCCACCCGCTGCTGCACCACCCCCCGCGGATGAAGCACCACCCCCCGAGCCAGAGAAG